AAACTTTAAATATCAGAGACATTATACTATTGTTGACAATAATAGCGTTAAAGATCGAGCATTAAACCCAACTATCAGAACAGTTCGTGGAGGTGGTACGGAAGTTGGAGTAGGTGCTAATGATCTTCGCGGCAGTTCATCTGGAATAGCATAGCAGATTCGACTTTTCAATTCCATAAAACTGGGAAAATTTTTTCCGCTAATTTTTGGGTCAAAAAGTCGCGATAAATATTCATATGATCTGATCTACGCATAATGGCATTACCACAAAATGTTCTTCCAACGTATGAGTTGGAAATTCCTTCTAATGGCAAAAAAATCAAATTTCGTCCGTTTGTAGTAAAAGAAGAAAAACTGCTTTTATTGGCATTAGACACAAATGACGAAAAAGAGATTGAAAAAGCTGTAAGGACCTTATTGAAGGGCTGCATTCAATCTCGTATAAAAATAGAAGATTTGGCAATCTTTGATTTAGAATATATTTTCCTTCAAATCCGTTCTGTGTCTGTAGGAGACATCGTTGAAATGAACGTGACTTGTAACGATGATGATACGACAAAAGTCAGATATAATCTAAATTTGAGTGAAATTAAAGTTATTAAACCAGAAGGTCATTCTAACAAAATTATGTTAGGTGATAAACTTGGTGTTATTATGAAATATCCATCTTGGAATGAATTTATCTCTGGATCTATCATGGGACAAGTTCCAACTGCAGATGGAGTTAGTAAAATTATTGCTGAGTGTATTGATCAAATATTTGATGCAGAAGATGTATATGACAGTTCTACGACTTCCAAGAAAGAATTTATTGAATTCATGGAAGGACTTACAAATGAACAATTTGCTAAAATTCAAGAATTTTTCGAAACTACGCCTAGACTAGAACATTCATTTGCGGTAAAAAATCCAAATACTGGAGAAATGTCAGAATTTACAATTAGGGGATTAGCAAATTTTTTCGGGTAGCACTCTTCCACAATACCTTGGAAGGGTACTATAAGACTAACTTTGCTTTGATGCAGCACCATAAATATAGCTTGAGTGAAATTGAGAATATGATGCCTTGGGAGAGACAAGTTTACACTAGTCTTCTCATGCAATATTTGGATCAAGTTAAAAAAGCACAAGAAGCAGCTAAACAGTAATGGCACACGGGTTTCTATCATACGAAGATACCAGAGGAGACAATTTTTGGAAAAATTCCAAAAATCTCTATGATGGATTAAACTGGCTTAGAAAACAAGTTCGTAGAGATCTTAGTGTTGTCAACGCAAATGTTAACGAAGTTCGTCGTGATACGGCACTTTTAAAAGGTGCTAATAGTCCTGCTGTACCAGGATCTCCATTAAGGGGAATGTTATCTGGATCTTCTCTATCCAGAGCTGCATTACCTGCAGGGGCTGCAGCGGTAAACCCGCAAGTAATGGGTGGTGCCATTACAAGAATGGGTTTCTCTGGAAAGAGAGTAACACCAGAAGGATTTGTTGGTGATCAAATCGTTGATATTAGCGCAACTCCTGTAAATGATAGTAATCAAATCGTACAATCGATTGATAGACTTACTTTCGTAACTATGAATTTGCTTTCTGCTACAAAAGAGCAGACAGCAATCGCGCAGAGACAGCAACTTTTCTTTGAGAAACTAGCAAGAAAAGATAAAGCAGCATTAGAAGAAGCAGAATTAGAAAGACGTAGAAAAGTTTCTGGAAATCTTCCTTATGCACGATCAAAATTAGCAAGTGGTAGAGGTCTATCTGGACCATCGTCATCATTAATAAAACCAGATACTCTACAAACTGTTGCTAAACTTGGATCTAATCCAAAGGCTATTAAAGGTGGTCAAACAGTAATTAAGGGTATAGGTTCAGCACTTGCTAGACAAGGAGTTGAAACTGGTTTAACAGGTGGAATTAAAGGAGTTAAAACTGGTGCTAATTTATTAGGAGCAGAACTAGCTGATCCATCGGCAAAATATTTAGGTGATCTTGTTGGTGGCACTAGAGGTGTAGAACAACTAATAAATCCTAGTTCCAGTAGAGGTTTGTTGTCATCTGCAGTTGGACTAGCAGATGATGCAGCGGATGCAGATGCATTTGCTAAACTAGCTACAAAATTTCAATTTGAGGATATGCTCTATGGTGGTGCTGGTGGTACTATAAAAGCAAAAGATGCAGGGGAATTATTTGTATTCCTCAAACAGGGTGGGTATGATGGCATAGAAAGAACTACCGCAGGTACTCTGGCTGCTATGGAGAGCATGATGGAGCCTGATGAATATGCTAAATTGATGAATGGTGTATTAGAAGGGGCAGATAAACCACTTGCTACCATGTTAAGTGGTACTGTTGCAGAAACTACTGCTAAAAGCATGGGCAAAATAGCAGGAAAAGGAATTGGTAAATCATTACTCAAGAAAATCCCTGTAATTGCTGGTATTGCTGGTATTGGTTTTGGTATTCAACGTGCATTAGAAGGTGACTTATTGGGTGCTGGTCTTGAAATTGCTTCTGGTATCATGGGTGCTACTGGTGTTGGCACTGGATTGAGTTTTGGTATTGATGGATTCTTGCTTGCTAGAGATTTGGGTATGATGCCCATGGCAACAGGTGGTATTGTTACCCAACCCACAAATGCACTGATTGGTGAAGCAGGAAAAGAGGCTGTTTTCCCATTAGAAGGATCCAAAGGTAGAAAGACATTTGCGATGTTTGGTGATGCTTTTGTTGATGCTCAAAAGAAAAGAATTCGTGAAGTAGCACAAATTCAATCAGCAGGTTTAGAAGAATTTGCCAAAAAGAAAGATGCTGGATTCTTTGGTTGGTTGTTTGGTGGCGGTGGTGGTGGCGGTAATGATACTCCATCAACAAAAAATATGCTAAACTCACCACCACCACCTCCTCCTCTTCCTGCAGCTGCAGGTAAAGGAAATGGAGGAGGTTCAATAACATCTACAGGTGCTAAAGGTGTTCTAGATCTAATTGCATCAGTAGAATCTAATGGAAGTTATGATGTTTTCAATACAGCTCGTGGAACAACTCCTGGTAAAGCAACAGAAAAAACTATTGGGTGGTTAGCAGATAATGCACAGGGTGCTATTGGCAGATATCAACATATGCCAGAATTCATTTTAGATAGAGCAGAACGTGCTGGATTCGATAGAAATACTAAATTTACACCAGAGGTTCAGGATAAAATTACAATTCAAATGTTGAAAGATCAACATGGTTTAGATAAGTTTTTGTCTGGGGAAACATCTGCTGCTGCATTTGCTGCTAAACTTGCTCCAACATGGAGAGGTTTACCTCAAGGACAAGCAGCTGCTAATAGATTGGGTGGAACTGCTGATTCTACGTATAATGATCGATATTCTTCTGGCAATAAAGCACATATGTCATGGGCAGATTCTGTTTCTAATTTAACAAATATTCAATCTGGAGCAGGACAAATACCAGAATATGATCCTGATAAGAAGTATAAGGCAGGGGATATGGTTATTAAAAATGGTAAGGTGAGGAAATTTGATGGTATGGGTTGGGCAGATCCTTCGGGAGCATCTGCTCAAAATCTAGGACCAGTATCTTCTATTACAGATGCTGCTACTAAATCTGCAGAAAGTTCAATTGCTATGGCTGCATCTACATCTGGAAATACTGTTATTAATAACAATTACTTTACTGGTGGAAATACTGGAACTGGTGGAAACACTGGTAATATGGTTGCATTTGGACCTAGTGCAGGTCAAATTGGAACAGCAGATTATTCCGCTTTTAATCTTCAGCTATTGGGTGCTTAAATATGGAATTTTCATCTAGTACAGATTTTTCTTTAGTTCAAGCACTAATCTATCCGCATGATGGTAGTGCTGCACAACCATTTAAAAACTTAATTAACTCTTTTTCTTACGTTGAAACAGTAACACATCCATTTCTGTCAGCAACATTAGAAGTAGTTGATAGTGCTGGTCTATTGATGGGTTTGCCAATACAAGGTGGAGAGAAAGTAGAAATTACTGTTGCAACTAACACATCAGATTCTAATTACACATATAGATTCGTTGTTTGGACTGTTGGAAATCGCTATGCACAGCAACAGCAACAAGCTTATACAATAGGATTGATATCTCAAGAAGCACTCTTAAACGAAGTCACTAGAATTAACAAACCACTATCTGGAAATCCAGAAAGTATAATTATAGACCTTTTGCAAAATTCACTAAAAACAGAAAAAGAAATTTTTTCTGAACCATCTAAGTTTGAAACTAAGATGACTCCAAATAGGAGAACACCATTTAGTCTTATATCCACTATTTGTCAAAAGAGCGTTTCTCCACAAACAAACTACGTATCCACAAATTCTGGAAATACCAATCAATCAGAGCAGCAAATAAAGGGATCTGCTGGATTTTTCTTTTGGGAGACAAAAAGAGGTTATAATTTTTTCTCTATAGACAGCATGTGTGCAGATGAGAATAGCGAATTAAAATCTGATAGATACGACACAGAAGTTTGGGGACCATATGTTGAAAGACTTGGAAATCAAGATGATGGAGAAGACGAGAGGTTTTCGATTTACAAGTCTGTAT